AGAAAGTAAACAATCATATGAATTATTTATTCCATTGTATTTTTGGTTTTGTCGTTCCACAGGTTTATCATTACCTATAGTTAATTTACAATATTCAGATGTTAGAATAAATTTAGAATTATATGAAATTGAAAAATGTTGTATAATTTTACCTACACATTATATTAAATGTGATTGTAATATTGATAATTTTATTCCTAATGAATATATTTATCAAAATGACAGATATGGAATTTTTTCACATTATGACATTGTTGAAAAAAAACTATTTTATACACCTATAACAAAAGACAAATTTATAGGTTATGAACCTGAAATATCTGTTTTAACAAATAAAAAAACAAATAATTATGTAATAAGTGGTTCTACTTCTGGTTTCAGTACTAATCCAGAAATTAATAGTAAATCATTAATGACTAATAATATGTCTCTAAAATACATAAAACTAAAAGAATGTTATTTGTTAGTTACATATGTGTTTATAGAAAATGATGAAAGAGTTAAACTGGCAAAATCAAAAAAAGACTATTTAATAGAACAGTTATATTACACACCTAATATATCTATTGATAATAATAATACTAGAGTGTTATTAAACATAGACCAACCCTGTAAATTAACAGTATGGGTATCACAACTTGATTATATAAATGATTTTAATGATAGATTTAATTTTACAGATAATTATGATGAAAAATTAGGTAATTCATTATTTATTAGTGAAACAATTAAATTAAACTCACAAATTAGAACATCTACTAAAATTCATAATTATTATCAATATGTTCAACCATTACAATATACACAAAATTATTTACCAAAAGGATCTGGTATGTATTCTTTCAGTTTGTTTCCTACTGATTTTATACCTTCTGGTACTACAAATATGAGTCAAATTGAATTAATAGAATTAAATATTAAAATGAATGACAAAGTTAATATAAAAAATAAAGTAAAATTTCGTTCATATTCATTATGTTATAATGTATGGCGAGTAGAAAGTGGTTTAAGTTCGTTAATATTTATTAGATAATTTTAACATTTGCAACAATTTTTTAAAGGTCTGAAAATATCTTTATCTAATTGCAATACATTTGCGTATTTTTTAACATTACACATATCAGGAATACGAACACGTAAAACAGTAGATTGTATATTTGAATCATCATATGACAAGAAAGGTGATGAACCTGTAGTAATATCATAAGAACCTTCAAAATTAACACGTTCTAATGGATTATCACTAAAAGCATCATTACCAATATATCTAATAGTACAAGGTATTGTTACACATTTTAGGACACATCCTATAAAAGCACCATCACCTATAGTGACACATTTAGGGAATTCAACTTCTTTGAGCTCATCGCACAAATAAAACGCTATACTACCTATAGTGGTACATTTAGGGAATTTAACTTTTTCGAGATCACCACATCTACTAAACGCATTATTACCTATTGTGGTACAACTAGGGAATTCAACTTTTTTGAGAGCATCGCATAATCGAAACGCATTTCCACCTATAATGATACATTTAGGGAATTTAGCTTCTTTAAGAGAATCACAATCTAGAAACGCATAACCACCTATTGTGGTACAACTAGGGAATTCAATTTTTTCGAGAGCACTGCAAGAATTAAACGCATATTCACCTATTGTGATACATTTAGGGAATTCAACTTCTTCGAGATCACCACATATATCAAATGCTCCATAACCTATTATAATACATTTAGGAAATTTAACTTCTTTGAGAGTACCGCATGATTGAAACGCAAAATCACCTATAGTTAAACATTTAGGGAAACTATTTGATGTAATTTCAGTAAGACCACTATTTTTAAACGCCTGATAACCTATGGACAAACACTCTGGTAAAACAACTGTTTTAATTCTTACAATACCATTAAATGCTCTATCATAAACAGCAACTACTCTACGACTTTTACTTGATGGATCAGTAGCATATGACACATCCAAATTAATATCACCTGTTACTAATGTAGTACCTATTATAGCACATGTATCATCATTTATAATCGCGTAAATTATACTATAACCTGTATAATTAAATGTAAATGTATTTAATGGGGTTGAAACTGTCAACGGACCAAGTTTATTAGGTACATCCGGTAATTCTACTAACTGTTTCTGTAAATTGTCTAACTGTTGTTGTTGTCGTTCAATGTCTCTCTGTAAATGTTCTCTTCTAAAATCACTCATAAAATATATTATGTTAATACATTTATTATATTTATGTACTAAAAAAATTGATTTTATAACAATATGAATATTATATATTTTATTCATATTAAAATCAAATACATACATAAAATGTCCACTGTTGAACAAATGCCTGCTTCATTTACAGTCCAAGAATTAGAAATTCTGGAACTTGTTAAAGGTAAATTTGAAATATGGAACACATCTATGGCAGAAACATTTAAAGATGATATGATTAAAGACATCAATCTTCTTACTGCTTCGTGGGCATTACTTGCACACACTGAATTTCTATTTTTAAAATGTGATAGATACAAAGGAAACATTGTAATTATACGTAGATTAATTGAAACTGGTTTTATTGAAATTGCATCTAATATTTTAAGACTACCTACAATGAAAAAAGGTATTCCTCATCAATTAATAACCAATATTCATTATGTGAGTACAGACAAGAAAAATTTTAATCCTTATGTAAATATTAAATATCTAGAAATGGATTGTCTTGTAAATGAAGCATCTGCATGGACTTTAGTTAAATGGATAAATGCTCAACTTCGTGCTGGTATCAATAAATGTTATAATTTTTTACCTGATACTGAAATTGTATCTTACAAAGATATTAAACAAGGTGTCAGAGTTAGAACACCTGAAGGAAGTTCATATAATAATTATACATCTGAACTTTTAGTAAATATTATTGATATTCTCAGAGAAAAGTATAACAAAATGTTGATAACTAATATTGATTTTTCACAAGCATATAACCAAGCAAATGCTATCAAAAAACAATTAGTTCATGAACGACTTACACAAAAAAGTATTGAACGTGCTCAAAAAATGAGAGAAGTTTTACCAGAAGTTCTTCCATTGAAAGTGCTTAAATCACAAGTTTCTAAACAGTTATCACAAGTTAAAGAACAATATACTAAACCACAAGTTACGGAACCACAAGATACTAAACTACAAGATACTAAACTACAAGATACTAAACTACAAGATACTAAACTACAAGATACTAAACTACAAGATACTAAACTACAATATACTAAACTACAAGATACTAAACTACAAGATAATAAACCACTAGTTAAAGAACCTATTAAATCTGTGTGGAAGGTTTTACCAAAAGTAGAACAAAAAGTTGAACCTGAAGTAGTAAAAAACAATCTAGATAATCAAATTCTAGATAATCAAATTCTAGATAATCAAAATCTAGATAATCAAATTCTAGATAATCAAGTTCTAGAACCATATGATGATTTTGATAAACTTGAAGCAGAATTCAGACCTGTTAAATCTAGAAGATCAAATAGATACTGAAAATTTTAATTATATTTTTTTATATACGATTATATTAAATGTCTGGTGGTGGATTAATAAATATAGTGTCAAATTCTACAAGTGATATATTTTTAACAGGTGATCCACAAATAACTTTCTATAAAATGTCATATAGAAGATATACAAATTTTTCTATTGATACTATTGATTTACCATTTAATAATTCTATATCTTTTGGAAATGAAACAGAACTAATTGTTAATCGTTTTGGTGACTTAATTAGTAAAACAGGTCTTCATATAACTATCCCGTCTATTGAAATAACAAAAAAAGATGTTGGTATTGATATCACTAATTTACGTCCAATAGATAATCCACTGTATCTAAAAAATTACAATGATATTAAAAACATATATATGAATATTATGTCAAACATATATAAAATTGTTTATAAAGGATACCAATCTATTAATGTATCATATTTATCTATTAGACAAGATGTTAAAAATTATGTTAATAGTTATTATACTACAAATAATAAAAAAATTATAAAATTATTAGATGAATACAATGAATTATTAACTAATTACAAACTAGATTATCGTTTATCAAATTTATGGTATATTATAACACATATTAACTATGATAGATTGGTAGATAATGTTATAATAAAAGAAGTTATGTTAAAAGAATTACAATACGGTATCGAGAAATGCAGAGAAGTACAAACATATTTTTTTAATTCTTATCAAAATTTTAAAAAACAAAAGGAGCAGTTTTATGACAATAATATTAAATCTGCATGGACTAAAAAACTTGGTCATTCAATGATTGATTATATTGACATATTTATAGGTGGAAAACGTATAGATAGACATCTAGGTATATGGATTGATATATGGAATGATTTAGTTTATAAAGAAACACAAATTGACTCGTATAATAATTTAATAGGTAATATTGATGTTTTAACTAATTTTAATATTATTAAGAAACCATCATATGACATTTATGTTCCTATGAGTTTTTGGTTCAATAAATATTATGGTTTAGCATTTCCTTTAATAGCAATGCAATACAATGATATTCATATAAATGTAAAATTAAGAAAATTTGAAGAAGTTTTTTACACAGAAAAAATATATAAATGTTATGTAAATGATCTTCCTAAAAATTTAACAGCATCTATGATTGATTTTATTAGAAAAGAAAGTAAATTTACAATAACAGA